GCCTCGGTCAAGAAGGTCATCAGGCAGTGGATCGACATGTACCTCGATCACGGCATGATGATCGGTCACGACGACAGTCTGATCGACGACATCTGGAACGATGGCTGCAAGATTTTCGTCTTTGGTACTGGAACTAACTCCGAAGGCGACGACAACTACGAGAACGTCCCTGGATACAAACAGCGCCCTTGGCCCACTGTGGAAGCTGTAGCCGAGATGCTGTGCTTCAAGATCCAGGAGCTCTTCAACGAGAAGCCTGACAACAACGTTTGGATCGTTGGAGTGGAGGTACAGGAGACCGCAGTTAACTTCGCTACCTATACGCAAGCTGTTCCGTACAACCAGGATGCAGAGGTCAAGAATGGCTGACTACGTCAACCCTGAGCCGATCAAGGCAACTCCGATCGGTCATCGGTTTCGTGACGCTGTGAACGCAGACAACTTGCTGCGCTCCAGTACGGAGGCGCAGAAGCATTGGCTGGAGGATCCGATCCAGCAGGCAGCTTCTTTCCTGCGCAGCCTGGGCGTGGACTTGACTAAGGAACACCACAGGGACACGCCTCGTCGTCTGGCCGAGGCGATGAGGGAGCTGACGCATCCCGAGCAGTTCAAGTTCACTACCTTCGCTGCCAAGTCGCAGAACATGATCACGATCGGTCCGATTCCCTTCTACACCCTCTGCGCACATCATGTTCTCCCGTTCCATGGCAACGCTTGGGTCGGCTACGTTCCTGACGAGAGGATTGCCGGCCTCTCCAAGTTCGCCCGCGCTGTGGAATTCGTTGCCAAGGGGTTCCACGTGCAGGAGGACCTGACCTCTGAAGTGCACAACTTCCTCGCAGCAGTTCTCGACCCTAAGGGTATGGCCGTCGTCATGAAGGCCGAGCATATGTGCATGGCAATGCGAGGTGCCAAGGTACCTGGCGTTATCACGACTACATCCGAGATGTCCGGTGTCTTTGCAGATCACAGTCGTACTGCAAAGGCTGAGTTCCTGGAGTGGATCCGAAATGGCTGAGCACCCCACCCCCGAAGACGTGCGCGAAACGTTTCTGGACAAGGAACGCGAAGGTACTGTGGAGATGGTACTTCGCTTTCTCGCAAGGGACAGTCACCAGGCCTCGCAGCGCTGGTTCCCTGACACAGCCGACCGTCTCGACCATCACGTGCTCGCTTTGGCAGGAGAAGTTGGTGAGCTGGCCAACCTGGTCAAGAAGATCCAACGTCGAAGCTTGGACGTCACCGACCCCGCTGTCCGCCGCGACCTGGAAGACGAGGTCGCCGACGTCTTCATCTACCTGCTCAACGTCGTGGCCATCCTCAAGATGAATCTGGGCAAGCGATACACGGACAAGCAGAAGTTCAACCAGGAGAGGTTCTGATGACTGACGAGTCGAAGGTCAAGATCAGCGAGACGGATCTTGCTCAGCTAGTCGAATCACTGTCGGCTGAGTTCGAACAGCGTACGATCGACCGCCACAAGGTGGGTGCTGAGAAGTACGGCCCATTTGCCTTCTTCAACAAGGACATGTTCGAAGAGGCGATGCAAGAGGTCCTCGACCTGGCCAACTACGCACGCTACGCCTACATCAAGCTCCGTCTCGTGCAGCTCCAGGTAGCCGAAGACTACCAGGAGTACCAGCAGTGGAAGCTTCAGAAGGAACTTAAGCAGATGCCGCAAGCAGACCCGATGGCCGAGGACCGAGCACAACACGGGTTTAGGCCCTACGGAGGCTGACATGAAGCTCGCTTTGATTCCACCGTACAGTCAGATAAGTTCCATTTACAGAACCAACTACCAGCTGGTTCTTCCGGAGCACCTGTCGAACAAGGCTTACCAGGAAGCCTACATCACCGCTCGACGCAATGGTGACTACCTGATCATGGACAACGGGGCAGCTGAGGGCCAGCTTCTGTCACCAGGTGAACTGCGTTCGATGGCCCTAGGCTTGATGGTCAACGAGATCGTTGTGCCAGACGTTCTCGGTGACATGTACGCAACGCTCAAGCTGGCCAAGGAGTTCTTCCAGTACGGAGTCGATCACCGCTTCAAGTACATGGGCGTCGTTCAGGGCCAGTCACTCGATGAATGCTGTGCCTGTGTGGAAGCGTACTACAGCGACCACGGGAACATCACGGTCCTCGGCATCCCTCGACACCTGATCCATACAACCAATACCAAGGATATCCGAGCCCAACTGGCTTCGTATATTCGAGGCAACTACCCAGGCTACCAGGTACACCTGTTGGGTACGAACCCTTCGTACATCAAGGAGTTGCGAACTCATGCAACCGACTTCGCCATCGCCGGTGTTCGAGGAGTGGATACGTCTGCTCCATTCAACTATGCCTGGGGCGCCAAGAGCATGCTCGAAGGTCAGCACTGTGGGCGGCCCGAGTACTACTTCGAGATCAACCTGCCTACTACACAGGCACTCGACTACAACATCCAGCTCCTGAAGGCATGGACGAATGCCTGACCGTCGTCATCCTCTAGCGAGGTGCGAGGACTGCGACCTTCGTCAGGAAGGTCGCTATGTCCCGTCTTCTATTCCGGAGGAATCCAATGGTATCGCCATCGTGGGAGAAGCTCCAGGACTCCAGGAGGCCCGTGGAGGAGTTCCTTTCGTGGGACCCAGCGGTAAGCTCCTTAACCGCGTCCTTGATTACTACGACATTAGTCGACGGAATACTCTACTCACGAATGCTACTTCATGCCGCCCCACTGACAACGCTACCCCTTCCAAGCGAGCGGTGGAGTGTTGTCGACCTCGACTCATGGCTGAGCTCGAAGACTCTCGGCAGGTACTGGTACTGGGAAACACCGCAGCTCAGGTCGTGCTCAACACGAGTCAGGGGATCACTTCTCTCCGAGTTGGTCCACCAAAGCCGAGTCCCACGGTGGCGGGGGCAGAAGTTGTCGCTACGTTTCACCCAGCATTCTGCCTCCGCAACGGAGATGCCTTCCCGTCGTTGGTCAACGACGTGGGCAAACTTGTGCGACAAATGCAACCATGGAATCCCCCTCAGTACGTTGTAGCAGATGAGGAGGAGTTCAGTCATGCCTGCATCGAAGAAGTCAGGCATAGAACTGATGAAGTTGTTGTCGACATCGAGTGTGGAATCGACAAAGACAACAGCTTCGACCACCCCAACCGATACCAGATGCTCTCCGTCGGCATCTGCTACGCCAAGGGTAAGGTCCTCGTCATTGGTGAGAACGCTTACCGCTTTGAGAGCGTACGGGATGCACTGAGGAAGCTTTTTGCCAAGGTTCGGATTACTGCTCACAACGGTAAATTCGACCTCGCAGGATTGTACCCTACGCTCGGAGATGTGCGCCTGTATTTCGACACGATGCTGGCACATTACTGTATCGATGAGAGGCCAGGATACCACAGTCTGAAGGACCTGGGCGTTGAGATTCTTGGCACTCCCAAGTGGGAACACGAGATCGCGAAGTACCTTGGACCGGGGAAGAACTATGCCGTTATCCCTCGACCGATCCTGTACAAGTACAACGCCTACGACTGTGCCGTTACTTGGGACCTCAAGGAGTATTTCGAGGAAGAGCTCCTCAGGGAAAGGAACACTCAGCCTTCCTTCCTTCCTGACGTACCAGGTGCAACGCTCCGCGACCTTCACGACTTCCTTGTCGCAGCAGCTAATGAACTCAAGTTTCTGGAACTCAACGGAATTCACATCGATAAGGAGTACTCACTTCAGCTTGAGGCGCAGTACCTCGAGTCCATTGATGATCGTCGAAACGAGCTCAACACTCTCATTGGCGACCGTAGTTATGACAAGCGAGGCGGAATCAATCCGAATTCGCCTAAACAGCTCACGGAGTTTTTCGCTGATAACGGTATCAGGACTGGATCAACTGATAAGGACCATCTCGAAGCCATCCTGAAGCGGCTTAAGCCCGACAGCGACCTGCATAAGTTCGTTGAGCTCCTTCTCAAGAACCGCAAGGAAGTCAAGAAGTACGGGACGTATGTCAAGGGGATTCGTGAACGAACGTATCGTGGGCGCGTATATACGACGTACTCACTTCACGGTACCACTTCTGGTCGCCTGGCATCCAAGAACCCCAACCTACAGAACATCGACCGAGACAAGGTCATTCGGCGACAGTTCAATGTGTCGAAGCCTGAGAACGTCTTCGTGCATGGCGACTTCGCACAGGCAGAAGGTCGTGTCATCTGTACACTGGCACGCGACGAGTACCTTCGGAGCGTCTTCGCTGATCCTGACGCTGACCTCTTCACTGAGCTGGGTAAGAAGCTCTACAAGGGTATCACACTGAACAAGGATGAACGTGTTCGTGTTAAGGCGTACTTCTACGGACTAAGCTACGGACGTACTGCGTACACGATTGCGCAAGAGTACGGCTGGTCAGTCAGCGACACCGAAGAAGACCTCGAGAACTTCATGAACACTATTCCCGATGTTCGCAACTGGCAGGGAGAGGTGAAGGGGCTTGTTCTCAAGGGTCACGACTTGGTTACAACGTTTGGTCGGCATCGACGTTTCGCCCTCATCACCGAAGAGAACCGGACGGATGTGCTCAACGAAGCTCTGTCCTTCCTGCCTCAGTCGACAGCTTCCGACATCTGTCTTCGAGCTCTCATCCGAGTACGACCTCGACTTAGAGGTCTGGGGCACATCCGCCTTACCATCCACGACGCCTTGGCAGCCGAATGCCATGAGGACAATCGCGAAGAGGTTGCGGCTATCCTCCAGGAAGAGATGATTCGATCCGCTCAGGAGTGGACAGACTACGTTCCCTTCAAGGTAGACATCAGCTACGGTAAGCATTGGGGCGAACTTTAATTGTCTCTTGTAGACATCATGAGGTTCGCTATATAATAGAAGTAGAAGGGAGAAATGATGAGCGGCGATGACACAAGCACCATACGCATGCGAAAGGATCTGCTGACGTTCACCGAAGCCAGTCCTACGCAGAAACATGCAGCTGCACGGATCGTTGCCACTAATGCCACCGACATCGATGACTGCGCTAAGCTCCTGAGCATGCTCGGATTGACTCCACAGGACGGTGGTGCGAACATCGAGCGCGCACTGGAAAGGGGTCTCTGATGAGTGCTCCGACGAAGAAGCAACAGTACGCTATCGGAGCAGTGCGCGTCGCTCAGAATGGCTACCGATACACTAAGGTCAAAAACGATGGCCCGAATCAGTGGCGCCTAACGCATCACCTTCGAGCTGAGGAAGCCCTCGGACGAACAATCGATTCCTCTGTGGAACGTGTGCTCTTCATCGACGGAGATCGCACCAATCTCTCCTACGACAACCTCAAGGTGGTCCCCAAGGGTCAGGGCCCGCTTACTAAGCGCCGTGCTGAGATCGAAGATCGCATTCGCGAGCTGACAGCCCAGCTGGATGACATCAACGCGAAGCTGAGAGCTCAAGGTATTAGCTAGGGAATTCAAGAGTCTAAGCTAGGTCTACGTGAGTCTAATTGGTGTCTACAAGCTCTCAATCACGTTGTAACGGGCTTAAAGGATCTTGATTAGACTCACTTAGACTTGGTGAGATAAGGAAAGGAGACCACAGAGTGAAGTTGCTCTTCATGTGGCGGCAGCGAGGGAAAACGACTCGCATTGTAAGGTGGGTGCAGATGGGGGAGCAGACGCAACAGTTTCCCTTCTGGTCACGAGTGATGCTGGTTCAGAACGCACCTAGGCGTCGGCAACTCATCGAAGGTGAACACCAGCTACACCCTCGGCAGGTGTTCACACTCGCTGACTGGAGCAAGGCAGCTATCGCCGACAGGTCTGTGGAGGTCGCGATCGACGATGTTGACTTGATCCTTAGGAGCATTGCGCGCGGCCACACTATCGGCATGATTTCGATGACAAGGGCTCCTCACGACGACGTAGAGGTAACGACATGAGAGACGGTCATCTCTCCATCACAGCGCTCGACCCTGGTGGCACTACCGGCGTCGCGTTCTACGACTGTGACGTGATCTTCAACACGGACGAGCAGCCTGAACTACACAACGAGAAGTGGGACACCCTCCAGCTCACCGAGCCCGACCACCACAAAACGCTTCGTAACCTTCTCGAGCGTCGACACGTAGTCAACACCATCATCGTATGCGAATCGTTTCAATACCGCCGCCCTGTGGATGCCCCGGCGGTCGAACTCATCAGCTGCGAATACATCGGAGTAGTGAAGCTTGTCACACAGGAGCGTCCAGACATCCAGGTTGTCTGGCAAACCCCTGGTAAGGTTATTCCTCCGAAAAACAGAAACGTCGCGGGCGGATTCTGGACCGACGCTAAGCTCAAGCAAGTCGGAAGATGGAGTCCAGGACGTAAGCACGCCAACGACGCAATGCGTCACCTCCTCCAATACATGGCCTTCACTATGGGCCGCCGAGACCTTTTGGAGCCACTCCGATGATGTGTGCCGTCTGCTACCACAGCTACCCGAACAGCCAGATTCCGTTGATGACGGATGCCAAGATGGTAGTGAACGGACTGTCCGTCTGTCTCGTGCATGTGGGTGTCGCTCGAATCTCCACGAACCTCGAGGAGGCTATGGCGAACGTCAACAAGTACATAGCCGTAGCCGAGAAGCTCGAGGACAACGCTATCGAAGCACGCAGGGTCGGGTACTAACTCTTCTGGGGTACATGATCATTAGTACCATTCTTGGACTTGCTGCACTGCTCGGCGGTATCATCTGCGCAGGGTATGTACTGACCTACATCTAGACGAAAGCCCCCCACCTAGGACTACTCCGACCCGCAGCGGAGAAGGTGGGGGGCTTTCTTACTCCCTAGACGCCCGACTAGGGAGCGTTCGGCGGATTACCGAGAATTGGACCAGGCGTCGTCACGACCTGGACCTGCGTCGGAGTGGGCGGGTTGTACACAGGCTGAACAGGAGCACCGAGTAGCCATCCTAGACTCGACCACTTGCCTTCCAGGAAACGCACGAGCAAGTAGTACAGGTAGCCGACCCCAAAGGTCAGTACAGCCGTGAGCCAGCTCTGCACGTTGTCAGGAAGAGTGAAGCCGAAGTGTACAACCAGGTAGCTAACTCCCAGGCCTACCAAGTACGGAACACCCGTACGAATAGCACTAAGAGCCTTGTCGTTCAGATTCATTACGCTGTGCCTCCTTCAGATCCCTACGATCCTTAATCATCACCCGGATGAAGATCCAAGTACGTTGTAGCACAACCAAGAAGACTAGAGTGACAATTACATACGCAGTTTCCGGCTTGTACGGCAAGTTAGGAAAAAACGTACGAATAATAGTGTTGAAGTAGGTTACTGTCACCACAACAGAAAACCACATCAAGTGACGCCCTAGACGGTTTTTGTGCCAGCTAGAAAAGATTCCGTACAGAACTACAAAGCCTAGCGAGGCACAGAAGGTAGCCACAACAATGACCAACCCATATACCTGTAGTACAGTCACTTTCCACCGTCCAGCATTGCACGGTAAATGTCAAGTGCGAAGTGGTTAGCCTCACGCTGCCTCTCTAGGTCAAGCATTACGGGCTTGACTTCCTCGGCAAGACGTTCTGCACGCTTGAGCTTCTCGCCTGCACGCTTGAGCGCCTGGTTCGCCTTTTCCTGATCTGCCGCTGAAACGACGGGCTGCTTCTTAACCCTTCTAAATCGCCTCATTGGTACGTCCCGGGGGTAGTTCGGTGTGCCCTTGCGAGGCCCTACGAACGGCTTCGAGAATCGCCAAGGAGGCCCGCCCGACTTCGAGACATTCACGAAGAGCCTCCTCCTGTTTGTCGCCGCGGGTTTCTAGGCGGTTGAATGCGTCTTCCCAAATCTTTGCTACTCTGAGGGCCTCCGTAACCCTCTTGTCGGTTTCTTCCCGGAGCTGCTTCAGTGATGTATCCGGAACGAGCTTGCCGCGAAGAATGTAGATGACAACAAACAAGAGCGCAGCACCGGCGCCCCCTTGGGTTAGCCAACCAATGAGCGCCTCGTTCACGGCTACCCCCTAATGCGTGTTAATTTGTGCCTCTAGCCGTTCAATACGCTTCCG